AGCGTTATTAGCACTAGCACTAGCTTCACCTGCCTTAGTTGAAGCTATAGTAGCTGACTCACTAGCACTTGTGGCACTATTACTAGCTTCTAATGCTTTCTGAGTAGCTGTTGTAGCATGTGTACTTGCTGTGTTTCTATAAGCTAAAGCATTAGCTTCGCTTATACTAGCGTTATTAGCACTAGCACTAGCTTCACCTGCCTTAGTTGAAGCTATAGTAGCTGACTCACTAGCACTTGTGGCACTATTACTAGCTTCTAATGCTTTAGTTGTAGCGATACCCGCTTGTGTAGTAGCTGTTGTAGCATGTGTACTTGCTGTGTTTCTATAAGCTAAAGCATTAGCTTCGCTTGTACTAGCATTATTAGCACTTGTTAAGGCCTCTCCTGCTTTAGTTGTAGCGATACCCGCTTGTGTAGTGGCTGTAGTAGCATGTGTACTTGCACTATCTCTAAACCCTTCAGCTTCATCTCTAAACACTTCTGTTTCGTTTCTATAACCCAATGTAACATCTCTAGCTGTTTCACTAGCTTGTCTACTTACTTCACTTGCATTTGCACTTTCTAGAGCTTCACTAGCTTTCTGAGTAGCTGTTGTAGCATGTGTACTTGCTGTGTCTCTATAAGCCAAAGCATTAGCTTCACTTGTACTAGCATTATTAGCACTTGTTGAAGCTTCACCTGCCTTAGTTGAAGCTATAGTAGCTGACTCACTAGCACTTGTGGCACTATTACTAGCTTCTAATGCTTTCTGAGTAGCTGTTGTAGCATTATCATCTGCTTGCAGTATCTCAGGCAGGTTAGGCACTACTTGTTGTCCTACAGCGTTAATATCTGCTATATTTTGTGCAACAATAGTAATATCTGTTAAAGGGGCTCCTAAGTCCCCTAGTTCACTCTCAGATGTAGCTACACAAATTTGTACATTACCCTCTCCAATAGGAGGAGTTTCCTCTTCATTAAACACAATAGAGTTATTGATAATATCATACTTACGCTTATCAGTAACCTCCACATCATCAACGTACACCCTTACAAAGTTATCCCCTAGTATTTTAAAGTCTACTGGGAATATCCTTGTAGTCCCATCACCACTATAAACGATTGAACTTACCATAATTATCCTTACTGAATTTCTCTAGATAGAGGTGTATAGAAGCCTTCAAAGATGATAGACGATAATATAAAGTTGTTATCATCACTACTCTTTAGCTTCAACACTAAATCATCACTTTTACTTGTTACACTAGCACTCATGTTAGCAGTAGAGCCACTTTCAAATGTCCTAGTATATGTATAGTTGTATGACTCTCTTGTAATGTCTACATCAAACTTACCACTAGCATAGAAGCTTACTCTAGTTACCTGTATAGGGACTAAGAAGGTACCTAAGTCTTGTTTAACCTTTGGTAGCCACTTATGTAACTCCACTGAACTCTCAAAGGACACTGTAGTGGTAGCATCTACTTCATCTACTCGTGGAGCTAGTGTAGGTACTAAAGATAGCTTTAAGATATGCTCATTGTTATTAACTAGATATAACTCATCTCCCCACACAAACATATAACTAATGTCAAAACCAAACTCCCACTTACTCCACGCTGATTGTATAACATCGTCACCATTCTTAGTGAGTTTATATACATATAATAGACGAGGATTAAGTTTATCCTTAAGGAATAACATATTGTTACCTGTGGATACTACCGCTTGATCTACCTCTTTGATAAGCCTAGGTACTGTAAGAGTTACGTTGTTGCCTATGTTAGTGAGTGTATTACGGTCAACCTTATACTCTCTAACAATCCTATTAGCTTCGCTGTTAAGTGATAGAAAGAATAGACTATCCCCCATAGGCATAGCTTCAATGTTAGTATCAACTGAGTAGCTACTTACAGGTACTACTGAGATACCTGTAGGACTAAATGCTCCATCTTGTTGAATAGTAAACTGTTCATCCCTTGTAAGCATGTATAACTGACTTTGAAAGGGGGTTACGTCATATATCCTACTAGCTTTAGATGTAGCAATAGTAATGTCGATAGGGTCTGTATCTAGCACCTCTAAGGCTGTCTGAATGTAAAAGTTATAATAGTTACCTAACCTACTCATTACTATGTTATCACCACTAGAGAAGCCTAATCTATTCTTAAAGAAAAATATATCAGTTAATCTACGTCCAATGAAGGAGGGTGTAGGGTTAGTTACATCATCACCTACCTGTGGCTCTGACCAATCTATAAGAGTAGCTTGAAATGTACCATCAGATAATCTATCAACAGCAATAGGCATATTACTAAAAGAACCTCTAGTTTCCTTAGGGTCTTTAGTCTCTACCCATGTATCTCCATCCCACCTTACATAGTAACTAGTAAACTCACTTTTATCATTACCTGTTATCTTAACAATAACATTACTAAAAGGCATATCACTAGGCAAGTCAGATAACTTTGCTACTGAGCCAACCCAGCCAAAGGAAGCCTGAGAACCCCATGAGTCCCAGTAGGACATAGAGAAAGCCCCTCCATCAGCTTTAGTAATTTGTATAATACTACCAACAGCTGTGGCATCATAAGTAGCGCTAGCATTAATTAAATTAGCTAACTCTGTTGCTGCTATATCTGACTTCTCAGAGGCATACTGAAATGTATTACCATCTAAATACACAGCGTAGTTATACTTATTGTTTACATCATTAGATGACCTACTAAGCCAGTAATAACCTACTCTATCATAATTAGTGTCCAAAGCTGAGGTAGTTCCTATAGCTGTTACTTTCTCTTTGTTTACTATGAAAGTTCTATCTTGTACAGTGATAGCTTTTAAGTTACTACTATTAGTACCTAAATAACTCTTAATAGTAGCTTCATCTGAATAGGTAACTACTTTTGATACTCCTGTATCATCATATACCTCTAAAGCACCTGTAGTAGTGTTTAAACCAAACAGATACCTCTCATTACCTTCCCCCCTATCATAGTTATGAAATAGGTCAACAGCCTTAGGGAAAGTACCTACATACTCTGTACCATTCCTTCGTTGTACTCCTAAGACTACATCAGGTAAACAATTAACCATATCCTTACATAGGATGTCTAAGACTAACTCATCATTCTGTTCTGACATACCACCATAAGGAGCACTATAGGTTTTACTTACTTTTGCCATAGTTACTCCTATGTTACAGGAACAGGTTTAGTTGTTCTATCTACTAATCTTGTACCTGCTATTAGGTTATATTGACTATGAGATAAGTCCTCTTTCTGTACTGTTAAGTATGCCTGACCTACTTTCTCTTGTAATCTCTTATCAGCTGATGTATCCCCTCTAAGGAAGCTTTGTACGTCTCTAGCTGTTGTGTACGCTACTAACTGAGCAAATGACTGAGGTAGTTCTTCAAAACCTAGCTCCCATACTACTAAACACTCTACTTTATCATCAAAGGTAAATGTGTTACCTTCTACATCATAGAGGTTTCCCCCTCTAATAACATAATTAGCCCCTGTGCCTTTAATGGCTAATACAGTAACAGGGACAGCTATCTTACTATCAACACTGTTAGGTATAAACTCCCAAGGCTCTCTGTTAAACCACCAGCCTCTAGTTTGTAGTTCTCTGGAGGTAGTCAATAATTCATTCCTAATAATCCTAGCTTCGTGTAGCTCATCTAAGGAGTCAATATCTACTGATGAGGGTACTGGCATCTCTCCGATGTAGCGTAAGCATAGATTAACAGCATCTAATAAAACCATGTTAATCCTTTTATATGTTTTGTATAGGTATAATTTAGTAATTAGCTATTTTACTAAACACCTAACCCAAAAAGGGGCAACCTAAAGAGCAATAGGAGGGGAGCTACCCCTATACCCTAAAGCCCTAAAGATTACCCCCTTTAGGTTTGATTAGTTAGACTAGGCTGCTACGCCTGTATCACCACCAGCAATAGCACAAGCCATTGAAGGATTAAGTACACCCATCCCTAACCAGTAGAAGGTCTTAAGCAAGTCTTGACGAATCTTAGTAGGTAGTGGGTCAATGTCGGTCATAACTTCCATCAACTTAACAACACCTACACAGTCCTCAGTAAATACTAGAGCCTGTAAGTAACGAGTGTTAGTTTCACCTACGTCAACAGTAGTATCTACTGGTAAGTGATTACTATACATAATCTTAAGACCAGCAATCTCAACGATTGTGCCTGCATCTACACCACCGTTGCCACTTGTAAAGTCACGATGTACACCTTTAGAAGATTGTACAAGGTAGTTAAAGTTAGCTGGAGTAGTAACTACAACAGGGTCACCAGGTACATCTTTCTCTTTAAAGAGTGTGTTAGCCTCAAAGATAGCTGCAAAGAGTGCATCACCTTTAGCTTCCGGTGTAGCACCATTCACAATGTCATCATTGACTACTTCAGAACCATCAGGTTGCATAACCTCGCCACCAATTATACCAGAAGTCTGAGAAGCAACTAGAATCTCAGAGAATACTTCTTTGTCAATCTTAGTAGCAAGAGCCTCACCCATTTGCTTAGCAAGCTTAGCACGAGTGTCAAACGCTAGAATCTTCTCTTCAAGACGTGAGATAGAGAGTGCAACATATTGAGGCTGGTCAATAGTGATAACACGCTCTTTAACAGGAATAGCTGAAGTAGATACATCATCACCAATAGTGTATGCTCCACCAGCTGTATCAGCTAACTGTGCAATGATGGGAAAGTATGCGCTAGAGCCATTCTCAATAGTTTGGTTGTAAACCAGTTTTAGACCAATGTTCTTTCGGTCAAACGCTTCCATTACTAGCCCAGAGAAAACCTCTTTAGCTAGTGCCATATCCGCAGGATTACCACGAGTTCCCGTAGTATCTGTAATGTTGTTTGCATTAATTGCCATTTGTATATCCTTAGTTTAATTTAGTTTTTTGATTGTCCTCATTGCTTATTTAATGTGTCCAAAGAGTTAAACACTATCGTTGTATCTCTTAGCTTTCTTCCAGTTGTCTCTTGGGTTCACTACGCATAGCTAATACCTTAAGGCTTTCATACTCACTAAATTAAACATTTACGCTATAATAGTAGCTGTCGACTATATCTACTATCATAACTCTCCTTTCCCTTAATAGGGTAGTTAGGCTATACAGTAAAGGAGTAAAACCTGTATAGCCCTGATAACAAGCTACGTGTGCTCGCATTGACGTAGCGTAAGTATAGGTACTTAAATAGTACCTTTTTTCTTAGAAGCTAAGAATTTAGCATCAACCATAGCTGTAAACTTCTTATCCTTACCATAGTTAGGGTCTCTGACATCTTTCTGCCACTCTGTCTTACTACGATAAGCTTTAATATCTCCACTAGCAGCTGAGTTACCCTCAACTCTCCTAGGTGGAGTTCCTTTTCGTAGCTGTAGTGTTTCAACAGCAAACTTAGCTCTCTCTACTGAGCCTGACATTAAGTCCTCATTAAGTCGTTGAGCAGTTGTTGTATCTAGGTTCTGACTTGCCCATGTGATAAGTTCAGTATAAGCTTCTTCACCTCCTGCTACATTATAGATTTGTTGTATAAATAATTGCTCTCTAGCCTTAGCTCCCTCAATATAGAGGTCTACTATTTCTTTAGATAAGCCTTTGCCTTCTAACTCTTTGTAATGTTCGTCAGTTAGAGCACCTTGTGATAAGTAAGCCTCTTCGTACTTCGTAAAATCTTTAGGTGAAAGTATTGCATTTACTTTATCCTCTACTTCAGAATTACTTTGTTCTTTATCAGAAGTATCTTTCTTATTTTCCTCTTGTGGAGGCTCAGATGAAGTATTCTTCTCTGATAGCTTCTTCTCTAACTCTGTATAAGCTTTTACAACATCCTCTAGTGACTTACCTTGAAACTTCTCAGGAATCTCTATTTGCTCCTCTTTTGGGGAACCATCATCATTATATTTACTATCAGCATATTGCTCAGTAGTGCCTCTGGCTCTAGCTAAGGCTGATTGTTCCTCAGGGCTTAGGTTAGCTTCTGGGCTTACTTGTTCTTCAGCCATTACTTACCTCCTGTTGTCTTTGCCTTAGGTGTAGCTTTAGCTTCCATTTCAGCCTTAATCTGTGCCTTAAGTGTATCTATAAAACCACTAGACATAATTTCTTTTTCTACATCTCTACGGGCTTCAGCTTTAACACGAGCTAGTTCCTCTTGGTACTTACTTGTTTGACCAGTGATGTTACGTGTGTTCTTTCCCTTCTCTTTCTTCTTGTCTCGTAGTACATAATCTGAATCACTTAGTGTTAGTTTGTTGCCACTATTACGATTTTTTAGTTTACCTACACTGTTTACTTCAATACTCATTAACTCTCCTTTTATTGTTTACATATACATGGTATTTTTAGGTTACCAGCTATCACATAGCCCTTACCTTGGCATGTTTTACATACCTTATTGTTGTCCGCCATTTACTAAAGCCTTTCCACCTTCTTGTCCAACAGCCTGTGCTAATGCTCCTCCACCTTGTGCTAGTAGTTGTTGCTCTTGCATAGCTTGAGCTTCAGCCTGTTGCTGTTCTTTGGTTTTAATATATCTACCACTTGGGAGGTTACTAGCTACTGTAATATCTTCAATGTAGTTATCTACATTAAACCTAGTCTTAATAGCTTCCTGTAACACAGGTGTTTCTTGAATTAACATAGAGAACTGTCTAAGCTTCTGTAAGTCATTATTACGCCCTAGGGCTTCTATACCTGTAATAGGAATAAACTCAAAACCCTCTGTATCTACCTCTGGTAAACTATTTAATACTAGTCTAGCTAGAGGTACTTGAAACTCTTGTGCAAACACGCTATAAACACCACCTAGAGATTGTTCTAGGTCTTGTGCCATATACTGAATCTCCGTAGCTGTAGTTCTCTCACTTTGACGAACTGCACTTGAAGCTACTAGGAAAGCCTGTTCTAAACGTCTAGTAGTCTGGTCTACAATGTTCATTACTAGTTGTAAATCATTATGCTTCTCTACTCTAGCTACTGTGAGTTCATTATCAAAGTCAGCAAAGATAGCTTGACCGTTCTGTGCATTGTTGAATTCATACATATCAATTTGACTACCCGGTTTAATACCAAATACAGTCTTACCAGCAATACTAGCTGACTCTAATAGTAATTGATATGCACCCTCTAATGTAATTAAGTCACTTTTATGTTGAGAACAATGCCCTACACCATAGTTATGACCATTAACACTTGTCCATCGTAATGGAATATAAGGAAATGTTTCTCTACTATAAGTAGCTAATGAATCCTCAATATAGTTATCTTCAATATATTGATATTCATACCAAGTACCCATCTTAAGCAGTTACAATATCCTCATCAAGTGTATTAGGGTTTACTGTTTCTCTAGTTACAATCTCAATAGGATTACCTCTATAATCTCTGTTAATAACATAGTTATCTAAACGATATGTCTTAAGACCTTTATCTAGTCTATTCTGTGGTTCTATCTTAACAGCTAAGGCATTACCTGTAACAACTAATGATTTAAATAGTTCTACTACAGGCACTGCTAGGTACTCACTAGCAATCTTCTTTTGTGCTAGGTTCTCAATAGCTACTGCTATACGATTAGCTTGTACTAATGCTTCCTCTCCCTGTTGTTCTAACAAGTCCCTTGTGTCTTCATCAGGTGTTAACCTAAAGAATGGAGTATTAGGTGGTAGCATAGTGAAAGCTAGCTTATTAGCTAAGTTATTTACTAGCCTTGCCCCTACATTCTGGTAGGGATTATCTAAGATTGTATTCTCTTTATGAGCATCAGGAGGTAATAGATAAGGTAGGGTTAGTGCAGCACATGCCCTTGCCTCATCTAATACTGTACTCCTATCCCCATCTAGTGCCTCAAACCTTGCCTTAGCTGAAACCTCAACTATATCTTGTTCGTTGATGTTTACAGCCATTTATGCTCCTTATGCTGTGCCTACATTACTACCTGATGCAGATCCAAGTGGTATTTGGAGGCTCTTAGCACCTTGTGTCATAGCTTTACGGGTACGCTTCTCTTCTTCTTCATCTGTGAACTCCTCCATAGTTGCTTCATCGAACCCTTTATCTCCTGCTGCCATAGGAGTAGAAGGAGCACTAGGGGCTGGAGGTGGAGTAGCAGGTACTTCAATAACCCGAGGAGCACCTTTACCACCCCCACCATAGCACTCAACAAAGACACTCTTTTGTGCTTTCGTCAACCCTAATGTATCCTCAAACCATGATGTATCCTCATAAATACCAATCTTGTTACGCACAAGATGACTCCTTAAATTAACCATATATCCTCCTAAGTAAATTTTAATCTTTTCATGTATCTCTCATAAGTAGGTTTAAACTTTTCCATATCATAATAATATGACCTACTAAACTCTTCCCCCTGTGTATGTCTTGTATTGTTTATATTACTAGACCCTATTAGTGTAGTACCAATCATATTATAACCAAGAGTTAGCGATATATGAGCACAAGTAGTAAATAGTGCTATAGTAACATTAGTTCCCCTATACTCAGGTACTACATACATATAGTCAACTACTAAATGAGGAGTAGTCATACCATATTGGTCGTTAATAGTCATAGTTATAAAACCAACTAACTCTCCCTCCTTTAATACGTAGTAAATATAATTGTTGTAATCTAGCATAGACAACACCATATCATAAGCAGTCTCCATATTACCTACCATAACCTCAGGGTGTCTTTCCTGAAAGTAGTCATAAACTAAGGAAGCTACTCCTATTTTATCAGAGTAAGGACTACTCTTCTCTAGTAGCTTTACTTCTATTTCTTTCTTCATGTTCAATTATTCCTTTAATGTAATCGATAACTAACTGACTGCCTTGTAACATTCTAATTTCATCAATAGTAATATTTTTACTTTTGGGTAACTTATTAGGAAACCTCTCAGATAACAACTCTAATAGATACTCTAATTCAATACTCATTTATTCTCCTTTTAGGGTATATATGTATACTCCTCCTCCCTCATTTATCTTTTCTCTTCCCCCTCTTACGTCCAACTTAAAGGTTACTTTAAGGTAATAGTGGATGAAGCCCTAAACTAAGGGATTCCAGAGGTCTATAAAGAAATCACCATTTTCATCACATTTTAGCTGGTGCATAGAGGCTAATCTAGCTTGTGTTAGTAGGTAACTTTCTACTTCTTCTTCACTACCTTCCATAACACTATTGGCTATCTTTTTTACAGCTTCCCAATATGCTTTCTCTAAGTCCTCTAAACTATAACCTTCTTCCATATCTTCTTCCACTTTATCTAGTAGTTTATTAGCCTTAACTTTACCAATACCAGGTACACCCTTATAACCATCAGTAGTATCACCAGCTAATACCTGAAAATAAAAGAATCTAATAGCTTCCTTTTCAGTAACTTTAACAATATTTCCTTCATTATAATTAAAATGACTCCCCACTGTTTGATATAATACATCTTTATCAATAGCACATAGGAAATAGTCATCAGGTTTAGCAGTCTTTAAATATACTACCATATCATCAGCTTCAAACCCATCTGCTACGTTAGCATCATATTTATGCAATAGATATAGCTTAAGTCTATCATAATCAGTAGGTTTACGACTAAGCACACGATTATGTTTGTAATCATCCACTACATCGTGTCTAAAGTTGTTCGACCCTGTAAGCCATAACTCCACTTCTTCACAACCTGTCTTGAACCTAATGTTCTCTATAAGACCATCAATGGCATTCTTACAGGTTTGTAGGTCAGAGGTGATAGAAACACCATCACCATCCCCCCAATCTGTTTTCTCTTCAAATGTAAAGCCTACCTTATAAAGTAAGCTATCCGCATCCACAAGTGCTACTGGCATTACTACTCCTCCTTACGGTCATTCATCACTTTAAAACAAGACTCAATAGTTTCTTCCATCTCATATTCTATCTCTTGACAAGCATGCCTAATAACCTCATTACTATATCCCTCGATAAGCATAGCTACCCTACAAGCATGTAGGTATTCTATACCAGTAGCACCATCATCAATAGTAATAGTAGCTTCTATAGTAAATGGATGTTCTTCCCACTGTTCTGTTTGTACTTTTATAGTTGTCATTATAACTCCTTTCAAAATACATCATTTAAGCCCCCTAGGAGGCTCTACAATCGATTATCTCTTCTTAGACGTATGATTACCCTCATAAAGCTTATCTTGCCTTTAAGAGGCTCTTACGCTTCTCTACTGAGTTCTCTACGTATCTACTACTAGACCACCCTCTACAGCTTTTACATTGGTATCTTTGGTACTTACCTACATTAGTAGTATAAAAACCCCTACGCTCTAACTTAGTAGAAGCACACTTAGGACACCTCATAGTTTCCTCATCGTCCTCTACGTTAATATTAGGGTGTCTAGTATCCCAAGGACGTAGTTTATTATATACTTCCTCTAATACCTCTACGTCTAAGATGTTGTACTTCTTCATCTCAGCCCATGCTTCCTCATTACCATCAATACATTCTTTCCATAACTTGAAGCCATTGAACTTTCTATCTTTTAACTTAGTAAGGTCACAGTTAAGCTGCAACGCTAGGTTCTCTAATGTGTTCTTAGTGAATAAAAACTCTTTTCTAGCTATCTCTAGTGTGTCAATAACCTTGTAAGGACTAGGAGGCTCAATACCATTGATGATAGCTCTAGCCTTTATAAGAGGTATATCAAACTTCTTACCATTATGAGCTATGATATAGTCAGCCTTGTCCATCCACTCTATTAACCACTTAACTAAACCATAGTCATCCTCTGTGCGTGTTTCGTGGTAGTATGTTGTATCACTACCTAGTTGTTTAACACTGGCACTCATTAAATAGCTATGCTCTAATAACATATCCTGAGAGACATTCTGTTTCCACATTCCCCATACATATGCTAATTTAGGAGCACATTCCACATCAAGTATAATTGTCATTTATATCCTTTAATGTTATAAACACTTGGTTGGTGGAGGGACTATCAAGTCCTCCATACTTTTCTATATATCTTCCTACCTTAATAAAGTCAAGTAGCTCCAATAAAGAAGCATCTACTTCATCTAACTCTAATCCAGTATATAAACATACTTTTAGATTGTATTCTTTTACAACTTTAATAAGCTCTTTTAGGTAGGGAGTATCCCACTCTCCTCCGTAAAACAAGACACATGTTATATGTTTGTGTTTGTTTAGCAGCTCCCGTAGTTTCTCTACTGTCAGTTTATCCCCAAACTCTGGGTCTCTTGTTTCCGCAGAGTGACACCCCTTACATCTTAAGGGACATCCTGATATAGAAAGAGCTAAGGAGAGCTCTCCTTTTACTTCCTGTACTACAACCTGAGGCGAGCTATAGAATAGCATTAGACAAGCTATAGTTACGTAATGCTTCTTCTTTCTGTCTCTCAGAAGAAAAAGATGACACACGTTTTAGGTACCCAATTACCCTAGTACCCCAATCCACATTCTGTGAGCCACACTTAGAACACGATGTTAAAGTACGTTTATCAATATAACCACATTCATTACAAATAGTAATCTTAATATTAAAACAAAAATACTCACATCCCTCTTTCACAGCCACATCTAATAGCTTCATAAAGGCTTCCTTGTTAGGATAGCTTTCGAGATTACAATGGTATGCAGAACCCCCATCTAAGTATTGTGAGGTATCTTTGCCATGTAAAGAAAACTTATCTAAAATTGAAACATCATCATTTTCTACTAGATATAGATAACTATTGTAACAATCTCTAGGTACAACATAACCATCAGCTTTATCCCACTTAGCATTTTTAACCCCTAAGTTCTCAGCCGGTACAAACTCTGTGTTAAACTTACACTTGTACTTCTTAGAGTTTACTTTATTGAGGTCACTAATCTTCTTTAAAAACTGTGATACCCATCCCTTATACTCTGCATTATTACTAATTTCATATCCAAGATACTCTGCTGCCTCTACCACCCCATTAAGACCAATGGTAAGATACTGTTTATCTGTTGTGATATACTTAGCATCATATACTGGTAACATACCTGCTTCAATATACTCCTCAAACAGTTCTTTAAAAGCTGTCTGATATTTATGTATTTTCTCTACCTGTTCCTCTATATCTCTGTTATCTTGAACCAACCTATTTACATTAATAGTAATTACATTCATAGAGCCTGTGGAAACACCACCAGCACCTAGTGAGTAGGAGAAGTCATTAACGTCCTCACTAATATCATTCTTTAACCTACAACAACTCGATAAAGCATGAGCTGAATCAGATGTAAACGTAAAGAATGCGTTACCCTCAGCGTATTCTTCAGCAATAAACTCTTGGAATTCTTTATCAACAAAAGAACTACCATCATTTAAACTAGCTGCTGTTACAACTGGGAATGTTAGTAATGCTTTAGTTCGCTCTTGGTTAAACCACTTCATGAAGTATCGTTGTAATTTATCTAGTGAATCATAACTTGGCTTATCACCATTAGGAAACACAAAGTTACCAAACATAGCTTCAAAGTATGGTCTATCATAGATAGAAATATTCCAAAATACAGACTGAAAACCTCTTGCTGATGCCGGTTGGTTTAAGGCATAGACAACTTGTTGTAATTCTTGTGTAATTTCCTGTTTATGAGTTTCTAGGTAGTTATCTCCATACTCACGTTTAGCGAAGTGGTCAAAATACATTAACCACTCTACTGTGGCTACTGCCCCTGCAAACTGGGCAGAAATAGCAAACACTAAGTTAATAAAGCCCCCATTAAATGAGCTTAAATGTTTAGGTGCCTTACTATCTCCTCCAAACATATTCAAGCCATCTAGTAGAAAAGGATATAAGGACACAGAGACACAATAGGGGTTTAACGATGTTTCATCATGGACGTAGATTTCATGTTCTTCAATTTGTCTCTCGTACTCCTCCGCTAGCTCCTTACCATAACGTGCCTCTATCTTATCCTTTATTAGAGAGCGGTTTACCTGTACGTTAACATCCTTGTTAAGCTCTGCCCCCATAGTAGCAATATTTTTGCTAGATACGTTTGCGTTAGCGTCTAATTTAGAACCATCAGCTGCATTACCTGCTGAAATATAATTACGGATAAAAGCTTTCTTAGCTTCAATTTGTTGTGGTGTTAATCTTATCATGTATAATCCTTAGTTTTGTTTTTTTAACTTCCTCTCCTTTGATGAGAACTATACTTTATCTCCTAACATCTCATATCTCCCCTTTCATTAGTTTCCTGTTATGTTCAATAGCCTTTATTACAGCAGTAATCCTAGCGGTATCTCGTTGTTCTAAAGGAGTGTCCAGTAAAGAATCTAGTAATTCCTTAGCTCTAGAGATACGCTCCTTGTAAGCCTCCTCCATTGAGGGGAGTTCCTTTATAGAAACTCCGTATAGATACTCAGTTGATTTCATTAATATCAATCTGCTTAGGTTTTGTTGAGATAGCCTCTTCAATAGATTTCTTATAGTTTTCTAGTGCTTCCTCAGCATCAGCTACAAACCCCTTAGCCTTTAGTAGGTCTTTAATAAGTGCCTTAGGGTCTTTAAAGTCCTTACCTTTAGTTACCTTACCTTTAGTCTTAGTTAGAGGCTTCTTATTGTTAGCTTCGATAACATACTGAAATGCTTCCTCTAGTAATGGTAGTGTGCCCTTACCATCATACATACGTACACCATGTGTTAGTAATACTTCAGTCAATACTGAGTGCATTACCGATTGAGTGTGAGAAGCATCAATGTGTTTAAAACCAATAGCCTTCAATGATGTTCCTGTATAAACATACATGTAGTCACAGTAAGCATCCACCATATCTACCACTTCATCTAGTAATGTATCCTCAGCGTAATAAGCATCACTTGTAGTGAGGGCTAGGTAAGCTGTAAAGGCATCCTTAAACTCCTTAGCTTCCTCGTCTAACATATTCTGTTCTAGCTCAGGGTTATACTCTAGTCCATTACGTAGATAATTCCATTTACCAATTTCAATAATACTCATTTACTCTCCTTTGTGTTAATGTTGTCAATAATCATATCAATGTAGTCTTTACATTTAAGTAAGTCCTCCACACCATTCTTCTCTTTGTATCTTAGTAGATACTTTAAAGCGTTACCTTCAAAGAAGTCCATAGAGTACTCTCTGATAACATCAATAGGCTGAATGCTGTGCTTACTGTAATGGTCTCCGCCTATCTGCTTATCAGCAGGTCTCTCGTGTCTCTCATCTCTATAACCATGAATAGCTTCATAGTGACTTCCCATGTTCTCTCCTTTTAAATTGCATCAGTGAGTCTCTGCCCACGTATCTCCAACATCTGCACTTCCTTTTAGTGGTATTCTAAAGTCTAAGTATTCCTCTACCTCTTTAAAGGTATCTTCTAGTATCTTAGCTACATTATTAGCTATATCCTCATCACACTCTAACTGCCCCTCATCGTGGACGTTTAGCACCCACTCATACTGCGGACTATTGGTGGTGCTAGAATTAGTATATAGTTTTTCTAGATTTCTATCAGCAAAGATTAACCAATACTTCATTACTAAAGCACCAGCACCTTGTAGTAGTGTGTTTAAGGCACTATGCTCACTACGAATAAAATACTTGTTACCATCTAAGGCTTTAAGAAAACCTCTGGCTCTCACTGTACCTACAACTGTGTCTGTTAGTTTTTGTAAAGCGGGTATCTTCTGAAAGAACTTATCCTTCATCTTCTTACCTTCTGCAAAGCCTCCTCCTACAATACTTCCTAACTTAGCTTCACCAGCCCCATACATTAAAGCATAGATGAAAGTTTTTGCATCATCCCTAGTAGGCAATCCAGCCGCTTTCTGGTTCATACTGTGTATATCAGTCTTATCCTCTTTATTGCCTTTATCGACTATCTGTGCATATCTACCTTTATCATATCTAGCCATATAGTGACTTAGTGTACGGAGCTCTAAAGCATCTGCATCACACCCTACCAGTTTCTTACCTTTAGGTACAGTGAATAATGACCTACACTCATGTCCTTTATATGCTCTATTACTAGGTACCTGAGCCATGTTGGGGTTTGAGTGAGTACATCTCCTGCTCACTGCTCCTAATGTGTTTACTTGTCCATGTATCCTACCATCATTATCTACATTCTTTAACCATGCTTGATTACCCTCAGCTAGTTGTCCTAGTAACTTATTAACATTGAAATAGTGTGCTAGTACCTGTGCTTCAGGATACTCTAGTCCTTTAAGCACACTCTCATCAATTTTATCATTACCTTTATCAGTCTTTATAGGTGACTCCCAGTTGTACCACCTCTTAAACCATATGGCTATATGATTACGACTACTAGGATTAAAGGCTACTAACTCAATAGGTTGGTGGTCTCCAACTATTGTCACTCCATTAGCCTTGAACGGGTATGGTTTCTTATAATTACTTTTTACCTTACCCTTAGCTAATAACAAAGGTGTAAACACTTTATGTAGCTCCTCAGTAGCCTTATCCTTTTCTTTAAGTAATTCTACATGTAGCTTCTCAGCTCTCTTAACATCAAAGTATACACCATATTGCTCTTGTCTTTGTATGATTCTAGCAAAATTATACTCTAACCATAGGGCTTCCTTAGGTATGTTCTTAGTTAATAGCTTACAATATAAACTATAAAGTACCTCAACGTCTTGTCTACAATACTCAACCATCTCCTCAGTTAGCTTTGACCAATCCTCATAAGCATCTTTATAATTACCTAAGCGGTAACCCCAAGCCTTTAAGCTGTGTGAGCCTTTAAGCTTAGGTGGTAGCTTTCTGTTGTTACTGTCAATAATAAGCATGTTAGGATAAGCTAGTTGTGACATGATTAACGTATCATCAATCTCACAGTGCTTCCATAAATCTATGCCTTCTATCTTTTTAATACAAGGTATATCAAACTTAATCCCATTATGAAATACTACCTTATCGGCTTCCTTAAGTACCTCAATGCCATCTTGTATCGTACCTCTAACTCCATTAAGAGGACTAGAAGCATATACTCTAGTTTCTCCTGTATCTGTGATATTGTTTTCATTATCTATCTCCAATAATTTAATTGCTATACAGTGTATTGTAGTAGCATCTAGTAATAGATTGTCACTCTCAATATCTGCTATTGCTACTTTCATCTAAAAGTCCTCATTAATATCCTCACCATCAAGTACAAAGTCCTCGTTAGACTCCTCTAACCTACCAGTCTTAGCGTTGTAAACTAAGCTCAGTGTACTTCCATTGGCTTGTCCTGTATATCTGTCTTTAAGACACCTTAATATACTCTTACTTCTATCTTGTATGTTCTTAGCTTGTTGGTTACGCTCTAAACCAAACATAAAGAAACTCCATTGTTGTATAGCTCTACTACCTCTAAAGTGTTTAGCCATTACCCTACCGCCCTCCTCATGAGGTGTTCCTGCTGGTGTAGCTAAGTGACTGATGAAGTGAAGCACTATCTGTAGCTCCTGAGCCAGTGAAGCCATTTCCTCCATAAGTCCATCCAAGAACCTACGCTCGTCATCAGCGTGGCTTGACAAGGCTGTTAGGTGGTCTAAATAGATATGTTCTACACCTAAGTTATGCACCATCAACCTAATCTTAGATTTAATAGTATCCCAATCAACACTACCGAAGCTATTGAACAGGTAAAGCATGTTACTATTAGATAAGTATTCGATAGTATTATTAAGCTCATCTTGTGTCCAATCATTCTCCTTAGTAGAGGGTACATGATATAGCTTACCATCGACCTTACCAGCTATTCTTCTAGCTGTCTCTAATGGGTTTTGTTCAAGGAAGAATAAGCCTACCTTTTTCTTTAATACAGATACATCATAGGTAATCTGTTGTGTAAACAAGTCAGTCTTACCATTACCTGTACCACTACCAAAGGCATAAATCTCTCCCTTACGTCTGCCATATGTCCACTTAGTAAGAGTAGGGAAGCACCAAGGCACTCCCTCTTCAATAGGCTTCTTTAAGTCCTCTTTAATATCACTAAGAGTAATAACACCATCAGGTCTGAACTCTTTGGCATTGTAGAATGTGTTAGCAACCTCCCCTGTTCCATAAGTACATAACACTTCGTTAGCATCTTTAAGTTCAGGGTGTTGAATAACTTTTACTTTACCAGCAGGGAATAGTGGTATGCACTCTTCTACTGCCTTTCTACCTACCTCATCATTATCAAACCATAGATAAACCTCTTGAAAGCTGTTTAACCACTCTATATGTTTACTGAGTTCTTTCTTAGCAGCCGCTGCTCCATTCTTTAAGGACACCACAGGGTACATACCCTTAAAGGCTTCAGCTACACTAAGAGCATCTATCTCCCCCTCTGTAACAGTAACCTTCTTACCTCCCTTAGCCCATAGCTGTTGACCAAACATCAAAGCACTCTTAGGTTCTCCTATGAACTTAAAGGTTTTATCTGAGTATCGTAGTTTTTGTGCTACTTTCTCACCTTCTTCGTTGTAATAGTTAGCTATCTGTACTGGCTTACCTTGTCTATCTGTACCTTTATGATAACTATATTTAGCACATATATTCTGTGTAATGCTTCTCTTGTTTAGTGTAGATGCTTCTCCATATAATAACTCCTCTCTCATTCTAGTAGCCTTTCTAGGTGCTTTAGTAGGTTCTTCTTCATCAACGTATGTGAAGTACCCGCAACTAAAGCATTTCCTAGTGCCGTTACTATAGACAGCATAAGCATCGCTAGAAGGACAAGAGGGACAGCTAGACTTATAAAGCAAAGTTCCTTCACTGAATTCCACATATCACCCCTTTATCTCATCAATAATTACATCTACCCTAGGATTGTTTTTATCAATCCCTCCATGCACCCCCACAACTCTAGGTACAATAAGGTAGCTATCATCTGTTATCTTCCCATGTTCCACTAAAGTGTCTTGAAAGAACTTATCAATGATAGCTACTACATTCATCACATCATACCTACGCTTAGTAGGTTTATAGATAACATAAGTTATCTGTATAGGATTATGAAATACAGGACAACTTAATATAAAAGCACCTACTATCTCAGTGAATAGTTTTTTAATAGTGTTCCTTAACTGAAAGTGCATATTAAACACTCTGTTAATGTTGAGGTAGTGGTGCTTCTTCTTTACTTTACCAGTTGTGATGTATAGAGGGAGGCTAGTACTGTAACTAGCCATATACTAAAAATCCTCTTCATCAGGTGCTGAGTCAGTTAAAGCAATATCAGCCCCACCATCATCATCAAAATCTTCACCGTCACCACTGTTGTACTCTACTAACTCATAAATCTTAATAGCTTCAAGCCTCAGAGATACACCAATCATATTAGTTGAAGGCATATAGTAGGGGTTTGCATAAACCTTACATTTAATCTTACTACCATTACCAATCTCAGGTACTTTCTTACGTGGTAATTCCTGATTACCTGCTACCAACACCTTAACATAATTACGTCCCTCAGGTAAGTCCAAGACATTCTTTAAGGCGCACTTAATCATCATCTTACCTGTTTCAGTCTCAATGGTATAGTTACCATCTTCATCTTTCTCTTTCTTAATGTGTTCCTTGAATGGATACATCTTGGTAATAGCTTTCTTCTTACTAGCTGTTAGTTTCATATCCCCTTCATCATTCATAGCTTCATTGTAGGCTGTTTCAATCATCTCTTCAATCTTAGCTACAAACTCCTGATACCCTTCATCATCAGGGTCAGACAATAGATTTACACTATATTGTCCTCGAGGAGTGAAACGTGTTTCCATTTGCTCTTCTTTAATCTTACACCACTCAGCTTCACCTAAGTGTGTTACAATGCTCTTACCTTTAATGTTAAATGGTTTCTTTACTTTTGCCATATCTATCTCCTTTATTTATATTATCGTAAGCCTCTGCTACTATTAATTACATAGTTTATAGCAGTAAACACCTCGTTACCAAATCCCTTCTTAACTACATGATAGTGATGTTTTCATAGTTCCTCCAATCCTTAATTTTTCTCTCTTCCCCCATTACGTCCATCTTTAATACTCATTTAAGCTTAACAAATAATGTACTCACTGTCATACACCTCCTGTAAGTCTAATGTATTTATCATAATCTTATCAACAGCCCTACCTGCACCATATATTAACTGGTCAGCAAAATCCTTTAATGGGTTTGCTTCAAACAATTCTACAAAAGCTTCCCTGAAACTTTGATTAAGTATATAAACATCATTAGGTAAAACACCATAACTATCATGAATCAACCAAAAGCTACTCACATCCCTCTCCATACACTTCTCTACTGTTAGGTACAATAGTGTAGCATCTAAGCTATGGATGAAATTAGGGGCTATTCCGTTAAGCATACGCATATAATGTATCTGCTTAGTTGGGTGTCTCAACACCAGCCTACCTAAAGGTGTCCTAAGCCTCTCTTCTCTCTCCCTCATAATCCTCTGTAATACAGGGAAGTTATATATAGGAGTAAACCATAGTGCTTGTTTCTCAGTTTCTAAAGACTTCCTTAGTATCTTTTTAAGAGCATCTTGTCCTACCCTAGCACCCTTTACTACTTCTCTAATAGCCTTAGCATTAAGACTAGATATAAGCTTAGCTACAATAAACTTATCTCCTTCCCACCATACATCGTTGTTGTCTTGGTACTCAGTCAGTAAGTCGTATACTTGCTGATACATACCTCTCTCTGTCACACTATAGGGCTGTGTCATAACATTCCTCTTAGTGTGTTTTCTATTAATCTTACCTGTTATACTTAATGCTTCCCTAGTAGTAGACATACAATGTTCTACTTTATCTTTTGTTTTATATGTAATCTCTTTAGGATAGTCACCATTTCGTAAATACTCATTTACTTTATCAGCAACATCCTGATATATATCATTAACACCTTCGCCTTTACTAATTACATTAACACACTCAGCACCTTGCTTATCTTTAAGTAAACCTGAATACATCTGTAATCCACTACATGTTGCATCCAGTTGAACTGGTATTGTAATCCTTGCTTCAGGGTCATTTAAGTAATCACTATAGGCATAACAAAAAGCTAGAAACATAAGAGGAGCATCAGCCTTGTACCATAGCTTTAGATTACCAATAGGGTCGTTAGCTATCTTCTTAATACTCTCCTGCATCTCTTCAATCTTAGCTACTCTTTCCTTATATGTTAGCTTATCGTATCCATAGCAATTAGCACCATGCACCTTTAGCCAATATAAACCCTCCTCATCTAATATCTGTCCCTCAGCAAACTCTAGTAGAGGTTTTATGTTGTCACTTGTTTGTGGGTTTAGAAAGTTCTGAATAGGATACAAACGGCCCCTAAAGTCTAATTGATAGCTAAAATATATTCTATCATAGTCTTTAAACTTATGGGCTATATCTAAGGCTAATTTATATTGTAAGCGTTTACTCTCTAAGCCTTTATTACGTACCTCTTGTTCCTTAACAGCTCTTAACCATCTATGTTTAGATTCCTTATCTAAAAACTTACCTGTATCATCTAGCTCTCCATAATCCTCCTTAACTATTAGCATATTAGTATTTATAACATCCATGTAAGGTATTCCACCATACAATACAGGATTATTAGGACTGCTCCTTATATCCACTAAGTTATGTTTAATGATAGTGTCTACAGTCTTTAACACTCTCTTATTAATCTTATAAGGACACCTCTGTATCCTATTAACCACACTTTGTAGTCTCTCTAAGTCTGGGTTTAAAGCACTTATAGCTCTCTTATCAAAAGCATTCTTTAGTTTAATAAAAGGTATATCACTAAAACTATAATAACCACCAGTACCATCAATCCCATTCCAGTCTTTAGGAGGGTAAATAAGAGGATAATAAACAGTTAACATACTACCAAAGAAAAACTTAGACCTAAGTAAAAGCTCTTTAGTGTTATTGCTGAGTCCCAACATAACAGTTGTTCCTTCTTTATATACATCTATCAAACCACATCCACTTTGATGTACTAAGTCTATACACATAGTCCCTAGTAATAGCTTAGGGTGTTTAGCTTCAGGTGATATACGCCTAGTAGCCTTAATACGCTCTCTCTTAACCTCATGTTCTCCTAAATGCTTATATCTCTTCTCAATATAAGAAGCTAGCTTAGGGTTGGTTTTCTCCATAATAGATATTCTCTTAGAGATAGATAGTACCTTCTCTATCTGTTTAGCTACATTTAAACTCTTCTTATCTGATTTAATTAAAGGAGCTATTGTCCCTCTAATCAATAACAAGGCACACTCTCTTGGGTTAGGCAACATCTCTTTTAAATATCTCTGTGCTTTACCTGCATTACCTCTAAGAGGTAGTTTATAAAACTCTTCTATATGCTCTGCTAGCCTATCTATTGTAACCTTAATGATTAAGATAGTCTCTTTTGACTCTGCAAAACTACCATTCTCAATAGCTTTAGATAGTTTTCTATTATAGTTATCCATAGAACTATCATAAGCTTCCTTCTCTAAAGCTACTTGACTAGCTAAGAGGTTCATTGTTCTTCCTTGTAATCCTCTAGAAAGGATAAGTCTAAACTATCTAAGTAACCAACCATAG